GGTTCAGCTCGAGCGCGCCATCCGTATTGTCGACGATGGCCGCGTTGGTCGCGGTCACGCTGACGCCACGCGTACGCGGGCTGACCTCAGCGACGGCCACCGTCGTGGGCGTCGATCCGATGATGTCGATCTCCGCGGCGGCCAGGGAGGTGTCGGCGTTGGGCGCGGTGCCCACCGAGAAGTCGCCGTTCCAGGCGTCCACCAGGCCCGCCTGGCCACCTGCGCCAGCGAAGGCAAAGTAGGCCACGGCACCCAGCAGCAGGATGTTGCCGTCCGGCAGGTCGCCGATGGCCAGCGTGCCGAAGCCGATGCCGGTCGCGCCGTTCACCGTCATCGACGCGCGGTTGACCTTGATCGTCTGCTTGATGACCTGCCGACGCCCAGCCGCGCCGCGGGCCAGCGACCGTTGGAGTCCTTTGACCATGTTCTAGATCCTCGCTTGTGGTTGTGGTTTGGAAGGGCAGCAGGGAGCGCGCGACTAGCGCGCTCCCCACCGTCGAGGATCAGGACTCGCGGGTGATAAGACGCGCGAACTTGATCTGCTTCCGCTCCGAGAAGCGGCGGTCCCAGGACGTGGCGATGTTGAGGTTGTTGGTGGTCGCAGCGTTCGACGGGCCGCCGTTCGGGGCGGTGCCGATGTACGCGTGGCCCACCGGGTGGATGGTCCACTGCTGGCGCGAGTAGAGAATCTCCTGGCCGCCGCCGTTGCCAGCCTTGGCCTCGCGCACGACCTCGGTGCCGACCTTCGGCGCCGCGGTCCCGTACTGGACAGCGCCAGCGCCGAACAGCCAGGTCTCGAACATGCCGGCGGTGCCGGCGGTGCCGTCCGCCTGGACGACGCCCGTGCCGGTCGGCATACCGTCGTCGACGATCACCTCGCGCCCGAGGAACGTCGGGATGACGACACGCCCCTCGCTGTCAGGGATGAAGTCGATCAGGTTGTTCTTCTGCATCCGGTTGTAGATCACCGAGTGCACCATGAGGGCCGTCAGGTCCTCCATGCTGTCGCCCATGGTCAGCGTGGCATCGAGCAGCGCTTCCGCGCTGAAGTTGGTCACGCCATCCACAAACGCGCCGCCGACGATCGAGTGCGCGTAGTCGCCAGCGTCGTTGACGCCGTTGTCCTTGCTGATGCCGTTGATCGTCGCGATGAAGGCCGCCTGCAGCCGGCGCGCCCAGTAGAAGGCGACGCGGTTGGCGATGCTGTCCATCGGGTCGCTGCCGGCCAGCGCGGCGGCCAGGTCGGCGCTCGCCCACGACTGGTTGCGGTTCAGGCGCACAGCGATCTCCTGCGCGGAGCCGGTCGCCTTCGGGCGCGAGTCGCTGAGCACGGAGAGCGCGCCGCTCAGGTTGATGGCCACGCCGCTCAGGACGTGACCGAATGTGTCGGCCGTCGCGTCGGTCGGCACGTTATCGACGTCGTTGTCGAGGTCCTTCCACGACGGAACGTTGAATGTCAGACCGCCACCCTGCAGCAGCGCATTGATGAGCGGGTTCGTCGCTAGCACGCCGGACTGGATCAGCCGCGCCTTCTGCTCGGTCAGCTGCTGGACGTAGGGCGTGAAGATCTCCGGGACGATGACGTCGGAGACCAACGTGTTGAAGACTGCGTCGGCCATGAGCCGGGGTGCTCCCTTTTCAGCGGGACCAGTGGGGTTTGGAAACCATCGGATCCGCGCACCATGGCGGGTCCGCTTCGATGCCTGGCTTCCCCGAGCAGCTGCGCCATGCGCGCCTCAGGCCACCCCAAGCAGAGCGGGAACGGCCAGGGCCATGCCCCTGCCGCTCCCGCGATTCCGCCCTTTCTGACCTGCCCCTGTCAATGGCCAGCCCCTGGGGCGCGCCGCCGCAGACGGCTACTTCTTGACCAGCTTGGGCCTCTGACCGCCCACCGTCGTGCCTGCAGCCTTGGCCAGCACATCGGCCTTCTCGCGGCCGTGCTGCTTGAGGAGCTTGCCCTGCTCGGTCAGGTTCCACCCCTCGGCAGACCAGGGATTCGGGCCGCCGCCGAAGCCGCCGCCAGGCCCGCTGCCTTTTCCGCCGCCGCCGATGCTCGGCGGCCACCAGTGCGGCTTGCGCGGCTGGATCTCGGCCAGCCAGGCCTTGGCGTCGAGCCCTGGGGGAACGCCCACGCCGTCGCGCGTGACGACACGGTTGTCCTCGGTCACCTCGAGCACGCGCTCGGCCAGCAGCAGCACATCGTCCTCGGCCGATGGCAGTGTCTTCGCCTCCTTGAGCGCGCCGCGCACGTCGTCGTGAATGCGCCGCTGCTTCTTCTCGCCCTTCAGTGTCTCGGCCTCGTCTCCGATCAGCTTTAGCTGGTCCTGCAGCTTCTTGTTCTCGCGCTCGAGCGGCGACAGCTTGGACTTGATCAGCTGGTCAGCGCGCTTGTTCGCAAGCTCGTCGATCTTCGCATCGTCGAGCTTGCCCTTCGCCGCAGCCTCCAGCTCCTCAATCCGCGCCAGCTTCGCGGTCACCTCGGCGTGATCGAAACCTTCCCAGAGCTTCAGCTTCTCCTTCGTCTCCTTGTTGTCGCTGCGCTCCTTGACCAGTCCGACCTGCTGGCGGTCAAAGTCGGCCTGCGTCTTCACTCCCTGGATCCCAGTCAGCTCCCACTTCCCGCCTGGCGTCTTCTGCGTGTACAGCTCGCGGTAGGGCTCGGGGATCTCATCCTGCTTGTCGTGCGCGTCCTTCAGCGTGGGGGCCATGCCTCTGCTCCTGTTGTTGTGCGGCGCGCCATGCGCTCCGCTGGTTGCTCAGCCCGCCATGGGGCTGGCGTCTTTCTATCCAGCCAGGTCCTATAGGGACAAACACGTTCCTACAGGAAGTCGTCGGGGTCCAGTCCCGCATCCTTGAACGCCTGCGCGTCGAACTCTGCCAGCTCCGCAAGCGTGATCGTGCGGCCGTCAGGCTCGACGAACCTGTCCAGCGTCAGCCCGCCGCTGCGGAACAGCTTGCCGCGCGTCGGCCCCAGAATGTCGTCTTGCAGCTTGGCGCTTTGCTTCGACAGCCATGCCTGGTAAGTCGTCTTGGCAGGCACCGTTCCAGTCAGCTCGCGCATGCGCCCACGCGCCCAGGCGTCGAACGCGCCCTTGGTTCCGTGCGGTAGGTCGGCGCGCACAGTCGGCGCGTCGAAGCCCTCGCGCTTGGCGAACTCGCGCAGCAGCCCGCGCCCTGAGAATGCCTTGAACGGCCGATCGCCTATCACCACGCCGTCGATGATCGGGTTGTAGAGGCTGCGCTCGTTGAAGTGCAGCGGCAGCCGCGGGCCCTCGCCAACCGGGTAGACGTTGCCGTCGAGCGATCGGCAGATGGGCGTCGTGCGGCTGTCCAGCGTCGCCAGGAACATCTCCTCAGGCGCCAGGTCCTTGTTGGCCGCGAACAGCAGCGCGCGCGCCTCGCTGGCGATGCCGTTCACCGCGGTGCGCGTGACTGAGGCTGCATGCCGGCGCGTCATCTCGAACACGCCGTCGACGCCGTTCAGCTTCACCGTTCCGACCAGACGCTTGGCAATGTCGGGCACCGCCTCGCCCTGGGTCAACCCGATGCGGATCTGCTGCTGCATCCGCAGCACGTCGCCCTTGCTGACGTCGTCGGCCCACTGCTTCAGCGTCTTGCCCATGAACGGCTGGGCCGTGACAATCGTGCGCAGGCGCGCAACATCCGGCACGACCATGCCCAGGTCCACGGGGATGGCCTTGTCCATGATGCCCACGACCAGGCTCGGCTCGGTCGTCGCCAGCGTGCGCATCTCCTCAAACCACAGCGCACGCACGTCCTTCCAGGCATCGAGGCGCGTCTCGCTCAGCGCCTGCAGCAGGCTGTCAGCACGCTTCAGCCGCGCCGGCGTCAGCTGCGTACCTGCTAGGCCGCGCAGCCGGTTCTCGATCTGCTGGCGCACGTCGGCCTCGGTGGCGTCGAGCAGCTTCCAGATGCGGTTGCGCAGCCCGCTCGAGTACATCAGCAGCCCGATCTGGTGACGCACCATCGCGTCGAACAGCTGCTGGTTGAACGTCTGCGCCGGCGGCCAGGGCGGCATAGGACTACTTGGCCTCCAGCTCCTTGAGCGGAAGGAAGGCGACGAAGAAGTCGCTCTCGATGTCGCTGCCGGTCAGGTTGGCAATGTCATCGTCGCGCACATACTCGAGCAGCCCTGGCGTTCCATCACCATTGCGCGTCCGCACCATGAGCACCACCGGGCGGTAGAGCTTCTCGCCGATGCGCTGCACGTCCTTCAGGCTTCGGCGCGGCCTAGGCATTCTCGACGTTCAACTTCACGGTCAGCGTGCCAGTCGCCACCACCACCGGCCGCGAGCCGTCGCCCTCGAACACCTCCAGCTCGAAGTAGAACGCCACGTCCTTGACCGGCGCCAGCGTGGCCGTGTCGACGGGTAGCAGCTCGACGATCACATGCGGGAATGGACCAGTATCGATGTCCGGATTGGGATTTGGAACGGTGACCTGCGGGCTGACGTCGTCACTGGCGAAGTCCAGCACCGGGTTCTCGCGCAGCGGAACGCCAGCGCTGTTGAAGCGCGCGAGCGCGAACTTGACGATGCGCCCGGTCAGATCCAGCACAGCGCCGCCGCCATCGAGAAGCGCCTGCCACTCCAGCGTGTGGTAGTTGTCCGCATACATCGTGTCGGTCTGGTCAGCAACAACCATCACAGTGATCCTTCCATCTCGGTTGCGGTCTGGTAGCTGCCCTGCAGCTCTGCGACGTCGGTGTAGCTGCCCTGCATGTTGGCGCTGTCCGTGTACGTGCCCTCCAGATCGGCGCTGTCCTCGTAGGTCCCCAGCAGCATGGAAGCCGGAGTGTACGATCCCAGCAGCAGGGTGAAGCTTTGGATCGGTCCGATCACGCCTGCGCCCGAAAAAGATGGCATCGGCGCAAAGGCAGCGAGCTCGCCAACGAACACCAGCAAGCCAGCGCCCGCGAACGCTGGCGTGGGCGCAGATGCTGCCAGCGTGCCCGCGATGTCTCCGACGGGCGCAGTCCCCGTCCCCTCGAACGTTGGCATTGGGGCTGCAGCTGCAAGCGAGCCCACGAAGACGAGCAGCCCCGTGCCCTGGAACGTTGGCATCGGCGCTGCAGCGCCCAGTGCGCCAGCGAAGGCTACGACGCCCGTTCCGCTGAACGTCGGCATGGGCGCGACCGCCGCGACGGCACCCTGGAACACCTGCAGGCCAGTCCCCGCGAAGCTGGGCATCGGCGCTGCAGCGGCCAGGCTGCCCGCAAAGACCAGCAGGCCCGTCCCCGAAAACGTGGGCATGGGGGCCAGCGCGGCCAGCGCTCCCGGGAACTCCAGCGTGCCTGTGCCGCTGAAGGTCGGCATTGGCGCCGCAGCTGCCAGAGTCCCGCGGAACTCCAGTTCGCCCGTTCCGCTAAACGTCGGCATGGGCGCCGACGCGACCAGCGACCCGAGGTAGACGGTCGTCACCTCCTCCTCGATCGACAGCGCCAAAAGCGCGTGCGGCCCACTGGTCAGCGTCAGGATGTTCAGCACGAACGTTCCAGACCCGAAGCTACTCAGCTCGGCCAGCAGGCGGGCAGCGCCTGCGTGGTTGGCCATGTGCAGCAGGCGTGTCGCGTGCAGCTGGCTCTTGGCCTCGCTGGTCCCAATCGCATCCCGCTCGCGCTGCGCGTTCCACGCCTGGAACGGGTCGTCGTTTCCAAAGCCGATGCCGTTGCCGCCGCCGCCGCCGATCAGGTCGATCGTTCCATCTGCCCAGCTGGTCGAGCCTGCGGCTAGCGCGACAACTAGCAGCGCCTGCGGCTTGAACGGCAGACCCGAGAACGTGACCAGACCCGTGGCAACGCCGCTCGAGAAGGGGCGCAGGTCAACCTTGCGGTCACCCAGCTTCAGCGCGAGGTAGCCCAGCGTAGGACCCGCGCTGGTGCCTGCGGCGCTGCCAGCAACGGATCGAATCGTGAAGCCGGCCGCGTCGAAAGAGACAACGTGCGTCTTGCGAATCGTGGTCGTGTCGGTCGCCAGGCCATGCGCCACGCCGCCCTGGAACTGAAGCGAGCGCACGTTGGACGTAGCGACGTTGTCGGCGCTGTCCATGAACAGGCCGTACTCGGTGGCCGAGTCGTCGCTATTGCGCACCGCAATGCCTAGCTGCCCGCTGAGCCCTGCAGCGAACGTTTCGTCGAAGGGCGTCAGCGCGTTGACCGCTAGCAGCAGGTCCGGCTTGAACGCTGGAGTTGTGACCGCCACGTCCGGGTCCGTCGTTGCGCCAGGCGCGACAGTTCCTGCCGCAGCCAGAACGTCGTCGCCGAAGACGAAGATCCAGGTGATGCGGAAGTCGCTCGGCGGCGCGATCAGCCACAGCACGCGCATGCCGCCAGCAACCCAGGTCACGAAACCAGCCAGTCCAACCGTCGTGCCTGCCGCGCCAGCGATGAAGACCGGCGCGATGTCCTGGCCCACACGGTTGGCGTTCGTCAGCGCCAGCGCGTCCTCGCTGCTCATTCCGATGCCAGCGTGCATGCCGGCGCCTGCAGTCAAGTTCCACGCCTGCCCGCGGCCCGCCACGAAGCTGCCGTCCTCGGCCGTGGTGCGCGTGGCGATGATGAATGCAGCCTTGGGCAGCTCGCGCGTGAGCGGCATGCGGATCTCCTGCATGCCGGTGAACAGCTGCGCCGGGGACACGATTGCGCGAATGCGCGGCGGAATGACCGCTGCAACCACCGGAACCATCCCGACCTCGAAGGCTGCCCCATCGAAGAACATGGGACGCCTCTAGGTGTCGTCCTCGGCAAAGCCGAGGTTCGCAGCAAGCAGCCCTGAGGCAGTTCCGTTGGGACGGACGATCCAGAACAGGCAGGCGTCGTCAAGAATCTCAGACATCAACGCGCCGCCAGCTAGCAGCGGGTCAAAGCTGATCGCCTGGTTGATGGCTCGAATCGGGAAGTGCGCCAGCGGCTTGTACAGCGTGATGCCGAAGTTACCAACCGAAGTCGTCGACGCGGCCAGCGTCAGCGACTCAACCGAGCGCACGCCGACGTCGCCCTGCTGCAGCGGCATGTCGAAGAAGCGTCCGACCTCGCGGTTGTTGATCGCGCCGAATGCGACCGTCTGGGACGTCCGGCCAGCAGTTGGCGTGGTGTTGGTGTAGCTGCAGGTGAACGTCGTTCCGGTGGTTCCGACGACCGAGTAGACCTCAACGCCGACGATCACGCCGACGCCATCGGTGTAGCGCGTCAGAGCTGCGGTCGGCAGGTTCGTGGTCTGCGCGCCAGCGGCAGTTCCAGACAGCCCGCCCTGGTGCGACAGCCGGTCGCACAGCCACAGGCTGCCCAGCTCGCTGCTGGCGATCTCTGCATGCGTTTGGCGCAGCGCCAACGCGCCGCCGTTCTGTTGACCAAGCGCGCCGGCGGTTGCGCGCGTTGGAACTGCAGCCGTCGTTGGCGCGGCGCCGGCATCAGGCACCGTAACCCACAGCGAGGAGCGCCGACCAGCGATCGTCGTCAGCGAGTTCTTGGCGATCAGGACGCGGTCACGAAGAGACGTGCGCTTCGCCAGGTAGGTGTCGAGGCTGGTGATCGGCACCGGCTAGGCCTCGACGAAGAACAGGTGCCCTTCGAACTGCGGGATCGTGGTGCCGTTAGAGATCCAGGCCATAGCGAGGCAGGCGTTCGACACGACCTCGACCGGACCGCTCAGCCCCGCGAAGCCGCCCACGCTCTCGCGCATGGACGGCACGCCAACCGCCGTCACCGGGATCCAGAGCAGCGGACGCACAATACTGACGCCGAAGTTGCCTGCGGTGCCCGTGGTCGCTGCCAGCGTCACGCTGGTCACGCCCTGAACGCCACTGTCGCCCGCGGCCAGCGGCAGGCGGATGATGCGCTGCGCCTCGCGGAATCCCGTGTTGCCGATCGCTGTCGCGGGCGACGTTCCGCCAGCGCCGCCCTGGTCGGTGTAGCTGGCGGTGATGGTGGTCGAGCTGGCGCCGATCTGCGTATAGATCTCGACCCACATCTCGTTGCCAGCAGCCAGCGAGCCGGTGTAGCGGGTCAACGAGCCGCCCACGGTCTGCGCGCCGGTGTTGGTGCCGCTCAGACCGCCGATGTGCAGCAGCCGGTCGTAGACCAACAGACCGCCCTGCGCGATGCAGGAGAGTGATCCGCCAACCAGCCAGAGACTTCGCCCGCCGCCGGGATCGGTTTGCTTCAGCCCACCGTCCGTCGTGTCATCTGGAATGGCGACCGTTGTCGGCGGCACGCCATGGCTGGGGCTGCCGTTGTACTCCCACAGGCTCGAGACGCGCCCCGCGATCGGTGCTGCTGCGGCCGCCGCGCCCACGCGCCCGTCCTTGAAGAACGTCCTCAGCTGCGGCGTCCCGCTGCTGCCGCCAGTGGCGCGGTTGACGAGGTCGGACAGGCTGGCGATGGCGCCCATGCAGCGTTTACGCCTCCGGCTGGCGCCACTCGCCGCCGGTGATAGTGGCCAGCGCGCCCAGCTGGAAGTCGGTGGTGTTGAACGTCAGCTCGCCGCCGCCGCCAGTTGCGCTGACGCTGACCTGCAGCTTCGGCACGGCGTCGCGGTCGAGGAAGCGCGCGAAGGTGGGCACGCCGTCGGCGTCAATGCTGACGTCATCGCCTACGGCAGCGAGAATTGCAGCGGCCCAGTTGGAGGCAGGCACATCCGCGGCCGCGCCGAACGCTGGGTTAGTCAGCAGGTGCGTCGCCAGCAGCGTGTTGCCGGCTAGCGCAGCGTCAACGCGCGCGGGCGGTGTGCCGGCGTAGATCAGCAGCGTGCCTGTCGCCACGCCGCTGCCCGCATCGACGCTGTCTACAGCGGCATTGCACATGGTGACGGCAACCGAGTTCGCTACTGATGCCATGCGGCTCCTCTACTGCGGCTCCTCGCCGCCCTGCTGCTGGCCCTCGTCGACGGGGCCATCGGGATTCGTGGTGGGGGCGGGCTGGAGCAGCTCGTTCTCCTTCTCCTCCTCGAGCAGCTCCATCTCCTCGTCCCAGGTCTTCTCCGTCATGCCGCGGTTCTGCATCAGCAGGTGGACCGACTGCGACGAAATCGGCGCGCCCAGCTGCTTGGCAGACATGATGTCGACCAGCTCCTTGCCCTCCATCTGGTCGTCCACGAAGTCGAGGTTGGGCATGACAACAACCTCATCAGGATTCGCGCCGATCCAGACAGCAGCGATGCGCAGGATCTCCTGCAGCGCATAGGCGCCGGTCAGCGCGATCTCGTTGAGCGTCGCCGTCTTGGCAGCAACGCGCACGCGCAGCGCCGCGCCGCTCTCCTTCTCGCGGCTGGTCTCGTCCAGCAGCTCGCCCGACTTCTTGCCTGCGCGCGCGTAGTCGTTCTCCAGCGCAAGCCGCTGCTCCTCCAGCCCGTCGCCGTCCACGCCGATGTACTTGGCATCGCCGCCGCCAATCGGCGGGCAGAGCGTCGCGCCGGCGCCGGTTCGGTACTCGTTGTTCTCGTCGCCGCCGATGATGACCAGCGTGTCCTGGCCCTGCATGAACAGCGACTGTCGATAGTCAGCCTCGCCGCGGTAGATCGCCAGGCACAGGCTGGACAGCCCGAGCATCGGCGGATCGTCTGGCATCGGCGTGATGTCCTGCGAGTTGATGAATACGAACGGCAGGCGGTCGAGCGTCTTGCCGGCGATCTGCGGCGTCAGCAGCTGCTCCTCGCTGAACGTCGCGTTCTGGTCGCGGAAGACGCCGACGCGGTAGGGCGCAGTGCCGCCGCTGGGCTCGTTCATGCGCAGCTGGCCCAGCACCAGCACGCGGTACTTCTTGACCCACTCCCACTCGAAGCCGTCCGCGGTGCGTTCGTACTCGCTCTCGTTCAGCACGACGAGGTTCAGGCTCTCGGGCTTGGTCGCATCGCGCTCGCCCTCGTCCCAGTTCAGCACGTCCTCGGCCAGGTAGGTCGCAATGTACGGCCGCGCCGCGCCAGCCTCGTCCACCGACAGGTCCAGCAGTAGCCCCAGTCGCCCGGTGACCAGCTGCTCCTCGTTGATCCGGCGCAGGAGCAGGGCCAGGGACTCGCGGCCAAGCGTCGCCAGCTCGCGCAGCGGCTCGAGCGCCTCCGGCAGCTCGATGACCGGCGCCTTGTGGTGCATCACTCCGACCATGGCCTTCACCCCGACCTTCACCAGCTCGGGAAAAACGGCGCGCGCACGGTAGGCGTCGTAGGCCGCGCGCCCCTTGTTCTGCAGCGTAGTCGCGTTGTCCACGCCGTCCGCGACCATGCCACTGGTCGCTGGCAGAAAGGTGCGACCTGCAGCCTTGACCGCACGCTCACCACTATAGGTCACGCGCATCTGCTGCCAGTCAGGCAGCTTCGCCTGGTACAGGGGATGCGTGCTGTCGATGCCCATGGCCTAGACCTTGGTCCTCAGCGTGCGCACGGCCTCGCCGACATGCAGACGTCCCTCGTCGACCTCTAGCTCAACGTCGGCATAGAGCTTCAGCGAAACCTCTGGCAGACACGTCGCGCCGCACCTGACCGTCACCTCCTGCACGCGCAGCTCGGCCGTCACGTCGGTGCCGTCGTCCAGCGTGACCAAGAACCCGCCCTCCGCATGCGGATCCCGCCCGAGGAAGATCTTCATGGCCCGGGAAGCTACTCCCCCGGATCAGAACATACCAGTAGTGGTTGCCTGGCCAGTGGTTGCGCCCACCGCGCGCACCCGGTAGCGGCTCTCGTCGCCAGCGTGGTCCTCGGCATCAGTGTCGACGTCGTCGAGGTCGTCCTCATCCCGCGGCAGGCTGAGCACGGTTCGGATCCACTGTGGGCACTCCTCGCCCACCACGAACAGCCCGGGGCGCTCACGCGGCAGCCCGTCCCGCGGCTGGGCCGCGCGGATCATCTTGCGCATCTGCTCCCACCCGTTCTTCCTGCTGCCTGGACTCTTGTCGCTGGGCGTCCACCGGACCCCGCGGTAGACCCGCCCGTTGATCCGCACCGGCTTCTGCATGTCGGTGGCGATGCAGCTGCCATTCTCGACCTTGAAGATCGAGGCGTCTGCCGGGCCTGCGCGCACGCGGCAGCTGTCGTCGCGGCGCCAGCCCCACATCAGCTCACGCTCCACGATGCCCTCAGCCACGTCGACGGCCAGCATGCGCACACCCTCATTCGCGCGCCCGGTACAGCCGTACCACTCGCGCACGCGGAACAGGTCGCCACGCACCGTGGCCATAACCTTGCCGTTGCCCAGCTTCAGGTCGCTGCCGTCGCTCTGCGCCCACCAGCCGACGCTGAACGGCGCGCTGCTGCCCCAGTCGAACGCGCGGTCGATGCGCCAGGTGGACGGGACATCGAAGCGTGACAGGTTGTTGTGCGCGTGCGACCAAACGTCGGAGAACATGCCGCCGGCGACGAGCGCCCAGCTGCCGTTCATCCACGCATCGGCCATCGCCTGATTCAGCGCTGACGCA